GAGGGCATTGAGTAGTGGCATATATCCTGACGACCGGTGGGCGTAAACTACTCAAACTCCGTAAGCGCATAAAGGGCGTCGCAGGTGGTACGTCAGCCGGTAAGACTATCGCTATCGTTGAGATACTCATTGATAAGGCGCAGACCGACGATAAGCCAACCCTGACCAGTATCGTGTCTGAATCATTCCCACACCTCAAGCGTGGCGTAATGCGCGACTTCAAGAACATTATGCAGGAGCACAATTATTGGGATGATGCCCGGTGGAACGCCACCGACTACATCTATACCTTTGAAACCAACAGCAAGCTAGAGTTCTTCTCAGCGGACCAACCAAGCAAGGTGCGCGGCCCTCGACGTGACCGCCTATTCATCAACGAGTGCAACAACGTAGACTATGAGTCGTTCGACCAGCTCGAAGTTCGTACCAAAGATGAGATATGGCTTGACTGGAACCCGACGCGAGAGTTCTGGTTCTACACTGAGGTACTGCCGCACCGCAAAGATGTAGACTTCACGACACTCACCTACCTAGATAATGAGGGGCTGCCACAAAGTATCGTAGAGTCGATTGAGTCACACAAGGAGAATAAAAACTGGTGGACAGTCTACGGACTTGGCCAACTCGGTGAGGTTGAGGGCAAGATATACACCGACTGGCAGATTATTGACGATATACCGCATGAGGCACGCCTAGAGCGCTACGGCCTAGACTTCGGGTACTCACAAGACCCAGCAGCGATCATAGCAGTCTACTACTACAACGGTGGCTACATTCTCGACGAAGTAACGTACCAAAAGGGGCTGACGAACCACCGGCTAGCAGACATTATCAAGAACCTATCCCTTGCGACGGTTATTGCCGATAGCGCAGAACCAAAGAGCATCGACGAAATCAAAGAGTATGGCGTGAATGTTATCCCTGCCAATAAGGGGAAAGGCTCGATTAATCAAGGTATTCAGTATATCCAAGACCAGAAAATCAGCATGACCAAACGCTCGACCAACCTCATCAAAGAGTACCGTAACTACCTATGGAAAACAGACAAAGACGGCAAGATACTAACCATACCAGAGGGAGGGCTAGACCACGCGCTCGATGATGTCCGGTATGCGATGGAAACAATACGACCAAAGCAGACGTTCACAGTACCGAAATACCAACCACTAAACTTCACTGTCTAAAGGGGGACTATGGAAGATATATCAAACGAAGTCACAGACAAGTTCTACGAAACATTCAAAAAGGGCGATGTGCTGGGGTATCAGATGGACGGAGTGATTAGCCACTACAAGATCGTGCGGTTCGACAAGCGCCGCAAGATAGTCAAGGTAGCGCCAACCGTGCTATACACCGAGAAAGAGCTAAACGACAAATTAAACGGGGAGGGCGATGGAAGTGAGTAGTCTTGATTTTGGTAAACGAACCAGTCAGGAGTCATACTTTGGTGGCAAGCTCGTCAGTAAGGCGGTGACATATAGCGTGCCAATTCGCGTGCAAACAAAGAGCCAAGCACTCGACGAAATTATAAAAAGCCTCGATGTGGTGACGAGTGGGAAGACCGAAGAAGTCACCCTGAAAATTGAGTGCGATAAAAAACATGGCGGCATACGCTTGATTACGAAAACGTATACAGTCGATGAGTAAATGTGGTATAATTATAGTAGTAAAGACATGCCTCGTCGTAGATTGTCACACAAGGACAATCCTCGGTGGCTATCTATCTCGAACAATCTGAGCTAAAAGACGCCTACACAGAGGCTGAAAAAACACACAAAGACTGGATAAAACCGTTTGACGAGTACGAGCGACTCGCCGGTAACAAAATATCCAAAACCCTTGCTAAGTACATGCCGCGCGTCAACGATGGCTCACTTGCTGCGTCGTTAATCGAAACCCCAATGAACGTACTGCCCTCGATGCAGACGGGTAAGTTCAAAGCAATGACTCATAAAGTCACCTGGCTGAATGAGCTTGCAAACATTATATTCAAGACCAAAATACTTCCAAACGCTAACACTCAGGCGTCATTCTTTGATAAGGAACAAATCGCCCTGTACCGCGCCCTCAAGTACGGTGCACAGCCACGATACAACTTTTTTGTATCAACCGACACCTACACTGGCTCGGACTGGTCACTACCCTACATTCGCAACCTAAAGCTAGAGCCGGGTAAGTTCTCCGTAGAGGACTGCGACTATGTGTTCCTCGACATTTACTTCACTAAACTTCAACTCAAGAAGATTATTGATGATGCCAAAACGGAAGCTAAAGATGCTAAGGCCGAGGGGCGCGAGCCTGATACTTCATGGAACGTAGAGAACCTACAAAAACTCGTCGATATGGCTATGACATCGAAAGAGATGGAAGACCAGAACATCAACGAGCGCGAGAAACAAATCAACGCTTCGGGGATTAAAACCACCGTCTGCTTCCAGCGTGGCGTTGGCGCACCATTCACGATGTTCAGTAAACACCTCGAAGATGGCGAAACACTCCGCGACTGGAAGAACCCAGACCCAACCGGCGACCTCCCTATCACGATGCAGTATTGCTTTGAAACACTTGAAAGCCCCTACGGTATTGGGCGTATCGAACTAGCTGGGCCTACCCAGAACGTCCTCGACTTTATGACACAGGCGCATGTACTAGCTACACAGCTTGGTTTAATGCCACCAAAGAAGATTAGCGGTGCGATAGATACTGCTAATTTAAACACGATTGTCAACGCACCGGACGCTAAATGGATCACTGGAAATGCGCAAGTTGACGTAGTAGATACAACCTCAAAGGTGTACTCACAGTTTGGTATGAACTTCGGGCTATACAAATCACAGCTTCAAACGCTCCAGGGGCGAACTGATGGTAGTGTTTCTGCTACTAGCGGTAACCCAGAGTTCAGCAAGACCAGCGCCGGTGTAAACATGCAAGAGGAACGCACCAACGCTCAGGACAACTACCTCAAAAACAAGGCGATGACCGCCAGTGCCAAGATGATTGAAAAGATGATGAACGTCCACATGGCACAGATGAAAGGTGCGGACATTCTCGACGTGGCCGAAGACGACATCGAACGGCTCACCAAGTCCGGGTACTTTGACGATAACCTCGAAACACCTGAACCATCACTCGGTGAGCTAGAAATACTATACGAAGACCTGAAGGACACATTTAAGTTTGAGTACGACGCCGCACCTGAAGCTGACGATGAAGAAAAAGCTCGATGGCTTGAACTTATCGACATCGCCACAAGTAATCCGAACGTCATGCCAGCCCTTGAAATGAGCGGCTGGAAGTTTGACCTGGGCGAAGCGATGAAGAAAGTAATCGCAGCCAGTGGCGCAGACGGCTGGGAAAAAGTGTTAGTGAAAATTGACCCTGAAAACCAAGCGATGGGCGGTATTGACCCACTCACTGGCGAACCACTCCCACAAGAGGCCCAAATGGGCGGTGAAATGCTACCACCTGAAGAAATGACCTCACCAGAGGCGCTACAATGGCCAGAAGCACCACAAGACGACATACAACTCATCATGAGCACATACGGCGTTGACGAGCCTACTGCGGCTGCTATTAGCGCTGCCCGCGCACAAGGCTTTGAAGAAGCGGAGATTATCAACTTTTTGCAAGGAAATGAGGCGTAATTATGAACGACGCAGCACTTTACACAGGCGTAGACGGCGAAACCGCTGATGGTATGTTCGGCAACGAAACCCTGCCGGAAGAAACAAAGAAGCGACTCGACGACCAAGCTACGTTACTGAAAGAACTTACCCCGCGCATCCAGGGCATGGTTGATGTGATTGATGAAGAAATAAAACTTGTCATGAGTATCGACAGGTTTGTTAGTGCTGCCACGCAGAAAGAGGAAGACATACGCGCGGAGTTGCAAGCCTCTGCCCTGTACAAAAAGTACCTTGAAACACTCAAGACCAGACTAATCCTAGCACTGAACGAGACAAAACGATGATAGACGACGACGAAATCCAAGAAGCCGAGGCACAGTTCAACCTAGACGAAATGGAGCTGACCACTGGACTTCGTGACGCACGCCAAGAGGGAAACTACCTCATCGGAATTACAGACAAAGGCGTGACGTTCAGGCACAGACTACCAGTCGGGAAGATGTTGACTAAGACGGAAAAAGGAGAATACACGCTCGTAGACTTACGAATGAGCTAGGGGGTAGCGTCAGGTAGCTGAGGACGTAATGTCGGGCTGCCTAACGGTGTTCCCTAGCACCCAGTTCGCCCCTGACAGGGTAGTGGCTCGCCACCAATATAACGGCAGTAATCATAAGGAGAGTACATGGAAGACGAACAGTCAACCGGCGTAGACGTAGCCACAGAGGTTACGACTGCGGAACCAGACCCAATACTAGAGGCCTTATCTAGCGACGAGGAACAGGTGGAGCAAAACACCGATGACCAGTCAACAGATGAGGAAGAAGTTGAGGGTGCTGAGGCAGTGTCCGCTGCTGAGGAATCAACCGAGGAAGAATCAGAGGACTTGCAACCCGAAGATGACCCCAAGGAAATTGCTCGACGGGCATACGAGGAAAGGCAACGCGCACGCGCAGAGCGAGAGGCACGAGTCATGGCAGCAAGCCAAGAGTACGTTTCTCAAGCCGAAGACGATGTAGACCAACGCTTACGAACTATGGAAGCACAAGAGTACAGCCGTAGTATTGAACACGTTGAGAATACGTTGATTAGCGAGTTTGAACGCGCAAAAGCTGACCCTGACCTCCAAATCTTTAATCCCGAAAACCGGGAGTCGTTCAACCCACGAGCGTATGACAAAGCCATGCGTGATTACAACGCTGGCTATATCAACTACGACGCGAACGGCAACATGGTAGGGATTAAAGGCTCACTAATAGAACATCTAAGAGAGACTGCGGAATTACTCAATGGAGCTGTCCGCACTGGTGCTGTTCAACAGGTGAGAGCGACACGAAGTATGCGAAATAACGCAGACACTAAACCAGCCGCTACGCCTAAAGCGCCACAAAAAGACACAATCATGGAGATTCTGAAGTCTGACTAAAAAGGACTAAGACAATGGCACAAAACTATGCATCTGCACATCTAAGCGCCGTTGACGAGCGAGTTTACCTCGAATCGCTAACGATGGATGCGTTTGACTCAAAAGGTATTCGCCTCGACTTCAATGGTCGTAACAGCGTTACTATCTACAATGTAAACACCGTTGCTGAAAGCGACTATGTACGAAGCGGCTTCAGCCGATTTGGTGCACTCGTTGAACTCGGTACCGGCACACAGACACTCACACTGTCACAGGACAAATCATTTAACTTCTCGATTGACCGCGGTAACTACGCTGATAGCCAGATGGTTACAGAAGCTACTAAAGCTATCAAGCGACAGGTTCGTGAAGTATCTGTTCCTGCAACTGACACCTACAACCTCGGCGTATTGACTGCTTACGCAATCGCTAACAGCCAGGGTTCAATCGGTGGTACAGCAGCAGCTTACAACACGATCTACAGCCTGATTCTTGTACAGCAAGCAGCACTGACGGAACTCAAGTACAGCAAACAGGGCCGAACACTTTGGATCACTCCAACCGTTCTCAACCTGTTGAAGCGCGACCCAGAGTTCAAGCAGGACTGCGACACATCATACGCTGATACCAAAAAGGGTATCGTCGGTATGGTTGACGGCTTGACAATCAAAGAAGTTCCAGCAAGCATGCTTGTTGCGAAGTTCGAGTTCATGATTACCTGTAAAGACGTTGCTGTTGCAGTCAACAAGTTCGACATGGTTCGCACGCTTGACAACGACAAAGACGTTGATGGTTGGATCTGCCAAGGCCGCCGCTACCACGATTGTTTCGTCATGGGACAAAAGGGTACTGGTATCCGAATTAGCACCAAAGCCTAATATAACTAAACATCCCGTTGTTTGAGGACGGAGAAATGGAGACAATAATGTTCGAAAGAGAAGAAAACGGCAACAGCAAAGATGGCTGGTACAAGCACAAAGACACTGGTGCGGTCGTAGAATTGATCAATGACCCAGATCTTGGCACACCATTAACGAATGCTTATATC